CGGGCCGGTGCAAGACCGAGGCGTGGCTGCCCGAGCCGCCGGTCTACTACTACCGGGAGTGCCTGGCCGACACCTTCCGGCTGGTCGCGGCCAAGGCCCCGATGCGCGCTGAGGAGATCCCGCCTATCCCCGAGTACCCGTGGCTGCGGGTGCTCCAGACCCCTGCGAGCTGCTGATGCTACAGCGCGTTGCCGAGCTTCTGGATGCCCGCCGGGCTGTGGAGCCACGAGTTTCCGGGCCGCGACCCGCCTTCGCCCGTGCTGTGGGAGACGGATGCCGCGCTGCTGCCGAAGTAGAGTCCCATGGCGGGATAGTACAGCCGGGTGCACGTGCGGAGGACCGTAATGCATGAACTCGGGCTGCTGGTCCCCAGCAAGAACCGGCCGCGCAACGCCGCCCGGCTGTGGCAGTCCTTCCAGGACACCAGGACCGCTGACAGCCACCTGGTCCTCGGCCTGGATGACGACGACCCGACCGCGCCGGAGTACCCGCACGGCCCGGACTACATCACCGCGCCGGGCCTGCGCTACGTCACCGCCTGGACCAACCACCTGGCCGCCGCCACGATAGGCAAGTACGCGGCGGTGGGGCACGTGGGAGACGACAACACGTGCGACACCCCAGGATGGGACACCGCCATCCTGGAGGCCCTGGAGAAGACCTCGTTCGCGTTCGCCAACGACCTGTACCCGCGCGAGCCCGGCTCGCTGTGCTGCCACATCTTCATGCGCTCCGACGTCGTGATGATCCTGGGCTACATGGGACCGCCCGAGATCAGCCACATGTACGTGGACGTCGCCTGGATGGCCTGGGGCCGGGCCTGCGGGATCACCTACCTGCATGACGTGCTGCTGCCCCACCACCACTACACGCTCGGCGCCGCGCACGACGAGACCTACGCCCGCAGCTACGCCCGCACCGCGTCCGACCTGGCCGCCTGGCACGCCTACTCCCGGCGCCAAGGCCCCGGCGGGATGAACGACGACATCGCCAAGCTGGGCGGCCGGCCGTTCACCGCTGGCGAGCTGGCCGGGTTCAACGCCGGGCTCAACATCCCCGAGGTGTGGCCTCATGGGCAGTAAGCTGCTGGCCGGCGCGGCCATGGCGGGCCTGATGCTGGCCGGGTTCCTCATCGGCGCGGCGGTCATCCTGGGCGGCGTGATCCTGATGGTGCTGACCCCGTGATCCGGCTCCGGGGACGCGGCCTGCGGGTCATGCTGCCGGTGCTGGACGCCGCCCGCAGCGTGAGCTGGCACGTCCTGCTGATCGGGCTCGCCCTGATAGGAATCGCCCAGGCCCTCATCTGGCAGACGGGGACGGACTGGGCCGGGTCCGTGCTCCTCCAGCTCATCATCATCATCCTGGCCACGGAGGCAATGAGGAGGGACCGGTGAGCGCGCGGTACTGGGTGCTGGTCACCGACGAGCTGTTCTCCGGCGAGCACACGACCTGGCCGCCGGGCATGGTGCCGGTCCTGGACCTGGCCGACCGGAAGCTGCTCTACGGCCGGGACACGCCGGCGCACGCGCTGGCCCCGATGCACTGGCAGGCGTTCGATGACGAGAACGCGGACCCCGAGCTGGACGGGCACAAGGTCAGCATCACCGTGCGGGTGGAGGACGGGAAGACGTTCGTGGACCGGAGGATGATCGAGTGAGCATCGACACCCTGATCAGCCGGCTCCTGGCGCTCAAGTCGTCCGGGGTACCGGGCACGGCCACGGCGTACGTGCCCGAGAAGACGAACCTGAACGGGGCCGGCTGGTGCTCGCCCCGGCGGGTGGAGACCGGGTTCGACCCGCACCCGCTGTCCGCCGCGAACGACGGCACCCAGGTGGTGTTCATCCAGTGAGCAGGTGGGCGGTCGCCGTGGCCGTGCTGTGGGTCATCGTGCTGTTCGGCGTCATCCTGCCGCTCGGCATCGCCTGGGGGCAGCCGTGAGCACGCGGGTCACTGTCGTCACCGCGACCTGGAACCGGCACGAGCTGCTGCTGGACCGGTGCATCCCCTCGGTGCAGGCCCAGGACGTCCCGGTGGATCACCTGGTGGTCTGCGACGGGCCGGACCCGGAGCTGCGGGAGATGATGGCCCTGGGCGCGCAGCTACAGCGCCAGCCGTCGTACCACCCGGTCCTGTTCCGCGAGCTGCCTGAGCACGACTTCTCCGAGCTGCACTACGGCCACCACTGCCGGGCATACGCCTGCGAGCTGGTCGCGGACGGCTACATCACCTACTGCGACGACGACGACGCGCTGCGGCCGGAGCACTGCCGCCTGCTGGCGGAAGCCCTGGACGAGCATCCCGAGGCCGGGTTCGCGGTCAGCCAGATGTGCAGCCACGGCCCGCACGGGGACACGACCATCGGGGTCGGCCCGGTCGCGTGCGGTAACGTCGGAACCCCGATGATCATGCACCGCCGCGAGCTGCTGGACGTGGCCGGCTGGGACCACTCCAGCGCGTTCGAGGACTGGGAGCTGGTGTGGGCCTGGATGCAGGCGGACATCAGCCATGTCCGGGTCTGGACCGAGACGGTGGACGTATGGCCGAGCCTGTACCGGTAGGAGGCCAGGTGACGCGCGGCCTATCCCGTGCCGGCCGCCGGGGCCTCCTCGGCGGCCAGCGCCCGGTCGACCTCATTGGCCCCGCCTGTGACGAGGCCGAAGACGATGCGCGCCCGCCCCTGCCCCGGCTCGCGCATGTAGAACTCCGTGCCCCGGCTGAGCTGCCAGTCGAAGTACGCGCCGAGCTGGGCGTCCCGGTTGAGCACGTCCGTCTTGGACATGCCGGTCAGCCGCATCGACAGGCGGATGGAGCGGGAAGCGCGCTCGATGAGGTTGACGGTGACCCGCTCCAGCTTCCTGGGTTCGTTATCAGCAGTAGTCATGCAGACAGTATATGCCTTTTGTATGTACGACAGGAGATAAGACAATGAGCACCCCGCCGCCGCAGGTCGAGGCTGACGGCCTGCCCCCGCTGTTCGACCAGGGCAATGTCCTGCTCGCCACCGGCATTCCCTGCCAGATCCTGGTCGGCAAGGTGCCGCTCCCGACCGGGGGCGAGGTCGGGCTGGCCACCATCCGGACCCCGACCACCACCCTGACCGTCTCGATGGACAAGCAAGGGGCGCAGGACTGGGCCGACACGTTCACGGAGCTGGCCCGCACGCTCCAGGCCACCGGCCTGATCATCCCCGGCCGCCAGCAGTCCGCCGCCATCGCCCAGGCCGCCGTCCAGGCCACCCGCCAGGCGAACGGGAACGGATGACCGTCACCGTCTGCATCGACCGGGACGGCATCAACTGGAAGCCCGGCCGCCACGTGAACCGGTGGGGGAAGCAGGTCCGCAGCGTCCGGGTCTGGTGGCTGTTCCTCGCCGTGGCCTGGTACCGGTTCAGCGACTACCACCTGGTAGCCGAGCCGCACGAATGGAGCGAGTGATGCGGATCTTCGCCGGCCACGACGGCGGGTCGGGCTGCGCCTACTACCGGATGCAGCTCCCGATGCACGCGCTGCGGGACCACGGCCACGAAGTGCGCTACGCGGACTCCTCGGACACCCACCACCCGCTCACCGTCACGCTGGCCGACCTGCGGGGCTACGACGTCATCGTGGCACAGCGGTGGAACAAGCACGAGGGGCTGGAGATCTGGCGCCGGGCCAGGACTCCCACGTCCCGGCTGGTCTACGAGCTGGACGACGACGTGTTCCACGTGACGCCGGAGAACTGGAACGCCTACAACCTGTACCGCCAGCCGGAGATCAGGGACGCGGTGGGCCACGCGGCCGAGGTGGCCGACCTGGTGACGGTGAGCACGGAGCCGCTGGCCGAGGTGATGCGGGAGTTCAACCCGAACGTGACGGTGCTCCCGAACTGCGTGCCCGGCTGGGTGCTCGACCTGCCGAGGCCGCGCCGGGACCGGCCCCGCGTCGGCTGGATGGGCGGCGGCAGCCACGGCGTCGATATCGGCCAGGTGGCCGGCCCGGTCCGCCGGTTCCTCAAGCGGTTCCCCGGCTGGGACTTCCAGCTCAACGCCACCGACTACCGGGAGACGATCAAGGCCCCGGCGGACCGGGTGTTCTTCCGGCCGTGGGTCCAGGTCAACGAGTACCCGGAGAAGTTCTACGGCTCGATCGACTTCGACATCGGCGTGGCCCCGCTGTGGCCCACCCCGTTCAGCAGGTCCAAGAGCGCCATCAAGGTGATCGAGTACGGGGCGCGCGGCATCCCCACCGTGGCGAGCCACTGCCCGGCCTACGCCGGCGTGATCACCCACGGCGTGAACGGGTTCCTGGTCAGGGAGGAGCACGAATGGCTCCGGTACCTGTCCGAGCTGGCGCGGGACGACGGGCTGCGGGAGAAAATGGGGCAGGCGGCGGCGGCCATGGCCGCTGAGCACCTGGTCGATGACCACTGGCTGCGCTGGGAGCGGGCCTACGAGTCGATGTTCCCCGCCCGGTGAGCGCCGTCCGGGTCACCTACTACGACGAGCGCGACGGCGAACTCGACACCATCACCGTGCGGGGCGCGGACAAGGCCGCGATCCCGCTGGAAGCCCAGCACCTCCGCGTCCGGGTCCTCGAACCGGGGCCGGGACCGGAGCCGGACATGCTGTCCTGCTGCGGGTTCGCGATGCGGTACGAGGAGTTCGAGCACGTCCGCCGGTACTACTGCACCTACCGGAGCCACCACCCGGTGGTCTACGTCGACCAGCGCACCGGGTACTGGGAGAGGCGGGAGTAGCGCCAGGGAGGGAGGCGGCAAGACTGGACGTGGCAGGGGCGGGTCTCTCACCCGCCCTGATCCGGCCGCTCGGCATGACGTCGCCAACGCCGTTCCAGCTCTGCCCTCCCTGGACCACCTAAGCTACCCGGTGATGCACTCCCGGCACGCGCAGCGGCGCTCCAGGCCCATCTCGATCTGCCGGGTGCGCTCGCGCTGGATGCCGAACAGCTCCCCGATCTCGGCCAGGGTGCACGGCACCTGGCGCAGGTCCAGGATCATCCGGCGGCGGAAGCACCGGGTGATATTGAGCCCGGACTGGTAGCGCTTCGCGATGGCCTCGCGGGCGTCCGCGAGGGCGGCCTGGCGCCGCTCCAGGCCCGCCGCCTCCAGCTCGTCCAGCAGCACCTCACGGCGGCTGGCCTCGCCGGCGGCCTCGGTCCGGGCGCTCTGCGCGATGCCCTCCTGCGTCGCCCGCCACCGCGACACGGGGCCATGGCGGTACAGGGGGCTCCGCTCGGTCCCCGTCTTCTCCGTCAGCCCGCGCCCGGCCAGCTCGCGCATGATCTGGCTGGCCCGGTTGCTCCGCTTCTGATGGGTGTCCGGCAGGGTGAACGCGAGGGCCATGTCGGTGGTGGTGCACCCGCCGGAGCCGGCCGCGACGACGAAGGCTAGCGCCGACCGGAACGTCATGCGCTCGTTACTGGAACTCATGCTGCTATCATACCCGGTGGCGGATCAGCATCCGGTGACGTGCAGCATGCCCCCCTCGGGCGGCCGGGAACAGGTATGCCACAGCAGCATGGCCAGCGGGTCCAGCGACGTGAGCATAGGCGCCCCCGGTCCCCGGCTCGCGTTGACCCGCGCCAGCCACCAGGCCGGCGGGAACAGCGGGGACGGCTCGGGCGCATCTTCCGGACGTCCGGAATCTTCCGGCCCGGCGCTCACGAGATCACCGCGCTGAGCCGGGCGAGCATGTCCGACTGGGAGCCGAGCCAGTCCTGGCCCGACATCAGGCCGAAGCCCTCCCGGCCGCCGGCCGCCATCTTGGCCTTGTTCGTTGTCGGCTCGGTGCCGGCCACGGCGGTGGCGGACAGCTCCCACCAGCAGGCCCCGCACGGCTCGGCGGCGGCGTAGTAGTCCAGGAAGTGGGGCAGCCAGCCGGAGCCCTGGGCGGCGGTGCTCGCGTCGGTATTGGAGCCGAACTCCCCGACCCAGACCGGCGCCTTGCCCTGGGCGAGCAGGTAGCCCCAGTTCCGGTCGTTGGCCGCGTCGTACCCGGCCTGGTCCTGCTGGGAGCCGTCCGCGTTCTGGTGGTACCAGGGGTAGTCGTGCACCGAGTAGACGATGTTGGACCCGGTGACCGGGTGCGCCCCGGCGCCGGTCAGGTCGGCCCCGTAGCCAAGGCCCTCGCAGAAGATCAGGCCGTCCGGGTCGTGCTGGCGGATCTGCCCCGCGTGCCAGTCGTACATCCGGCGGAAGTCCGTCCCCCACACCCCGTCGCCCCAGGTGGGGGTGAGCAGCGAGCCGCCGACCGTGGCGGGCCTCGGCTCGTTGTGCAGGTCGTAGCCGACCAGGGGGTTGGACGCGAACCGGTCCGTGATCATGAACCAGGTGTTGCTGAACGTGCTCGACGGCCAGTTGTCGTTATACCACAGCCCGTTGCAGTCGGACTGGGAGCAGCACCACCCCTGGTACAAAAGATGCTGGTTGAGGATGACGTACAGCCCGGCCGCCGTCATGTCATCCACGAGCTGCTGGTAGACGCCCCACGGGGTGAGCCCTTGCAGATCGGGATTGGCGCTCAGCCGGGACGCCTTGGCGATGCCGGTCTTGAGGGCGCCGTTGTTGCTGACGATCGTGCCGAGCGCGAACGGGAACCGGACGTGGCTCATCCCCCACCCGGTGATGCGGTCGATGATCTTGCTGCGGTGCAGCCTGTCCAGGCCGTAGGGCAGCAGCTCGTCCTGCTGGGCGCCGCCCCAGTTGACGCCGAGGCCGAGGCTGACCTGGCTGCCGTCCGCGCCGAGGAGCCGGGCGCCGGAGACGGACAGGGGGAACGCGGTGGCTGGCAGTGTCATGACGCCAGGATAGCCCCGCCCGCATCATGGGCAGCGGAGCTGAGCCGGGCCGGGCATCCTGCCCGGCTAGCGTGCGCGCACCCTGGAAGGGGTGCCGGTGACGGGGAGAGGACTTACGGATGCACCCGGCCCGTACACAGCAGAGTAGCGGGCCGCCCGGACCTGACACGACGGGGCAGGGACGGTCCCGGTTGGGGGCTGGAACTCCCGCAGGGGGAGCTACGCCTTATTGAGGACCGTCCCTGCTGATACCGTACCCGGTCAGACGCGGCCGGCCGAGTGGTTCGCTAGCAGCACGGGCGCAGCGCTGTCGAAGCCGCTGACATCGAGCTGCCGGGGGTCGGCCGGGTCAGCGATGCTGAACTCGGTGGGGACCACCGCGACGACCTGGAGCCGCGCGTCGATGCCCGTGGCCTGCCGGTAGTCGCGCAGGGCCTCGTGCGGGTGGACGCGTCCCGCGTAGGTCTCGTTGTCGGTGATCACGGCGAACGTGTCGACGTCGACCCGGTTCTGCCGAGCCCACACGATCGGGGCCGAGCAGTCCGTGCTGCCGAACGAGGAGACCCGCATGATGCGCAGAACCTCGTCCAGCCGCATCGACGGCGTGACGGGCAGCGGGCGGATGCCGTCCGCGAACCCCATGACCGCCCAGTCCGGCTCGAACCGGGCGATGGCCATGGCCATGGCGCCCGCGATCTCGCCGGCCGTGAACGGGTACCCGTCGAAGCCGGGCGGCAGGTAGCGGAAGTGCTGCCGGTTGATCGGCCAGGTCATGGACCCGGACACGTCGGTGCACAGCAGCGTCCGCTTGCCCGCCGGCTCGACCGAGCCGAACGAGAGGTAGAACGCGCCGCCCAGCACGTCCACGACCTGCGGGACCGGAACCCACCGGGACGAGCCCGAGATGGAGTGACCCGAGGCGTAGGTGCGCAGCGCGGTCAGGACCGCGACCGGGTGGACCCGGCCCCGCACCAGCAGCTCGCCGTCGCCCAGCCGCTCCGTCACCATCCGCAGGTGGGACGACAGCGGGGCCAGGACGCCCAGGCGCGTCAGCTTCGGCAGGTTCCGCAGCAGCGCCGTGACCGGCAGGCCGGCCTCGATCAGCGCACGCCACACCTCGGCCTTGCCCGTCGCCTCGTCCGGCAGGGCCTCCCACGGCAGGCCGGGGTAGTCCTCGATCAGCGAGACGTACTTCGCCACCGGGGAGCCGGTGCTGCGGCCGATCTCCTGGGCACGGCGGAAGGCGACCGCCCACTTCGGCAGCGCCCGGTCCGAGACGCCCCGGCCGCACACCAGGTCGAACAGCGCCGCGTGGTCCGGGTCAGCGCCCTTGGTGGAGTGCGCCGACCGCAGCACGTCACGGTGCGACCAGCCCTCGGTGTCCCCGCCACGGTGGCGGTACTTGATGAGCTGGTACGCCAGGTCCCCGGCCTCGTAGTCCAGGTACCAGGACGCGAACGCGCGCCGGGCGATACGGCCCCAGCCACGGAACTGCTCGACATAGCGGGCAGCCGTCAGCAGGTGCGAGCCGGTGCGCGCGACCCGTGGCAGCATGTCCGCTGCGGCCCGGCGGCCCTCCTCGGTTCCGCCTAGGGACATGGCGGCGGCCACGGCCAGCAGCGCCGGGTTGTTGGACGGGGCGCGGCCCGCCTCGGAGATCTCGGCCGCCATCCGGGCCAGCTCGGCCGGGTTACGCCGGGCCATGTCCAGCACGACGTCCGCGTTGTCGCGGGTGAGGTTCTTCTCGTTGACGTAGAAGGTGCCGCCTGCCGTGCCGATGGTCAGGAACCGGTAGATCCGGGCTCCCGAGTCGATGGTGAACGTGAAGCCGCCGGCGTTGTTGCGCGACTGACGCGGGTCAGCCTGCATCACCTGCGGGGTGACCGCGTTACGGGTGCGGACGGTGCTCAGGACATCGGACATGGCGGGTGCTCCAGTCTTCCTCGGGACAAGGCCCCTGCGGGCGTGCTTAGTGGCTACCGGAGCGCTATCGCGCCTGATTAGGAGTCAGGTGATAACCGATCGCCGTCCGGCCCGCAGGGGGCCTTATCCAGTTGTGCCTGGCGGGCATGTGTGCAGGAACCGAGTTGAATACGCGCTCTAGTGCTGAGCTACGGGGCTGTGCCCCGGCGAGGAGTTCCACCTCGCGACCTCGACCTCCGCAGGGTGATAACCGACTCCAGTCCGGCCCGCCAGGGGTCTGCCGGTCCTGGCGGGCATGTGATCGGGCACCGGACTCCCGCAGCCAGTGCGGGAACCTCCGGGTTTCGCCGGGGGTTAGCAGAATCGAACTGTTGATAACCGATCCCCTTCCGGCCCGCCAGGACCAGAAGATGTATTCCACGGCGTGAGCATCGGGGGAGGGGCGGCCCAGGGGGGATTCGAACCCGCGACCTGGCGCTTAGGAGGCGCCCGCTCTGTCCGGCTGAGCTACTGGGTCTGGACGCGGAGACGGGACTCGAACCCGTGTGACGCGCTTTGCAGGCGCGTGCCTAGCCTCTCGGTCACCCCGCGACAGGGGCGGGCTCGGACAGCATGACCTGTGACCTCGCCCAGCGGCCCCAGCAGGACTCGAACCTGCGACCTGACGCTCCGGAGGCGCCCGCTCTTTCCTGTCTGAGCTATGGGGTCTTGATAACAATCAGATAACGGCCATCACGAACCGGGGGGTTCGCGGACCTATATGACTAGAACAAGGTAAGTGGCGGAAGCAGGGCTCGAACCTGCCGTGTCAGTGACTACGGTTTTACAGACCGCTCCAATGCCATCTCTGGTCATTCCGCCGTGCGCGACTGATTTACGCTCGTCGCCAGCGAGGGTGACCGACCGGACTCGAACCGGCATACTCCGGGCTCACAACCCGGCGCCATAGCCTTTCAGCCACGGCCACCATGGGGCAGTCCCAGGACGGCACCCGTGAGACGGCACGGGAACCTGGCCGGCTTGCCGATGCGACTCATCTCCATCGCCGTCCTGGGTCCGTGGGCGGTGCAGGGATCGAACCTGCGCGTGTCACTGGGTGTGGACCAGCCGCTCTGCCGCTGAGCTAATCGCCCCTGGGTTTGCCGCCGCCACCCGTTTCGCGTCCGGGTGGCGGCGGCACCGCGCGCTCGAAGGGACTCGAACCCCCAGCCGCCTGATCCGTAGTCAGGTGCTCTATCCATTGAGCTACAAGCGCATTGTCCTGCGTGGGCGGCACTGGGATCGAACCAGTGGCCTCCTGCGTGTCAGGCAGGCGCGCTCCCGCTGCGCCAGCCGCCCGTGTGTCCCATCCGGTACCGCGTGCCACGCGACGGGGAGACCCGCCGGCGGACGGTATGACGGATTCGCCTGGCGGTTTTCCCGTGCCGCGCGCAGCGTGCGGGAACCTGCCCGGACGTCCAGGAGGGACTGCCTGAACTGGGCCAGCCAACCCGGTCGGTTCCGGGTCCGCGCGGCGCGTCCGCCGCCAGAGCCAGGTCTCTATCCCTGGCGCGGGAAGGTCCGCCTCGCTAGCAGGCTTCGCTTCCGGCCGAGCGGGGCTGACGGGATTTGAACCCGCGACCTCCACCTTGACAGGGTGGCGAGCACTCCATGCTGCTCTACAGCTCCATGATGCGATGCGGGCGGGGTGCGAACCCCCGCGCTGTCCGGACGCTGTATCAGCACTTCCGCATCGCTCGCTCCCCCACCTGGACTCGAACCAAGATCCACCGGTTAACGGCCGGGCGCTGCTGCCATTGAGCTATGGGGGATGGTAGCGGAGGCTGAGATTTGAACTCGCGTTGCCTGGGTTATGAGCCCTGGCCGGGTGACCGAACCCCCTCCGCACGTACACACCAGCCTAGCTGATGCTCGTCTCGGTGACCGGAATCGAACCGGCGTCGAACCGCCTTGAAGGGACGGCGGCACCTTAGCCAACAGCACCCCCACCGAGAGGTGATCGTAGCCCGAACCGGATTCGAACCGGCGTGACCAGCTTGAGGGGCTGGCATCCTCGGCCACTAGATGACCGGGCCGTGTGAGCACGCGCGCCCGGCAGGATTCGAACCCACGACCCTCCGCATAGAAGGCGGTTGCTCTGTCCGGCTGAGCTACGGGCGCTCAGTTACTATAACACTACCCAGCGTAGGCCGACTGGGGATCGAACCCAGGACGCGCGGGTTAAAGGCCCGCCGCTCGTTCCGCTGAGCTACCGGCCCCGGAGGTTATTCGCAGGGCACGTTTCGCGTACATGCTGGTGACCTCCTCGTAGGCCGGGCGGGTATTGATCCCGCTGCTCTCTGCTTATAAGGCAGGCACTCTTACCAGTGAGTTACCGGCCCGTGGGTGCCGTAGCGGTGGGTGGACTCGAACCACCGGCCTTCCCCTTATGAGGGGGCTGCTCTGCCTGGCTGAGCTACATCGCCATGGTGGGGCAGAGTGGATTTGAACCACTGACCTTTTCCTTATCAGGGAGCTGCGAGAACCGGGCTACGCTGCTGCCCCATGGCTTACTGCGCGGAGGAGGTGGGGCTCGAACCCACACGGGACGCTGTGCCCTAACCGTTTTCGGGACGGCAGCCGGTAGTCCTCGCTCGGCTTACCCCTCCAGGGTCGTGCTGTACTGCGCGGAGAGTGAGGGAGTCGAACCCCCGAGGGTGTTACCCCAACACGCTTTCCAGGCGTGCGCCATAGGCCACTAGGCGAACTCCCCATTACGCGGAAGGCGCGAGAATCGAACTCGCGGACCCGTTGCCAGGCCGTCGCATTAGCAGTGCGGTCCCAGTGCTCCAGTTCCGGGCCAGCCCTCCATCGTTACTGCGTGCCCCACGAGGGATTTGAACCCTCCCGTCCTCACGGACACACGATCCTGAATCGTGCGCGTCTGCCTGCTTCGCCAGCGGGGCGTGCGGATCACGGCGTTCGGTCATCGGAGACGAATCGCGCATGAGGTTCAGTCATAACCGGCCCACTCCAGTTCTCTGGGCCGTGATCCTGGAGCGGACGACGGGGTTCGAACCCGCGACCCCCACCTTGGCAAGGTGATGCGCTACCGGCTGCGCTACGTCCGCGTGTACTGCGAGCCCCGACCCCGGATCGAACGGGGGACCTCCGGCTTACCATGCAGGCGCTCTGACCGACTGAGCTACCGGGGCGGGTTGTACTCCTGCTGAGCTATAGGTCGCCGGACCGTGCGGAACCCACGGTGATCCGGCAATGGTTATAGTTCCGTTACCTGCGGAGGCCGTTGATTGTCTGGGGCCTCCGACGACATAGAGCTGGGCGGCGAGGGCTCGAACCTCGACTAGCCGGGTCAAAACCGGCCGGGCTGCCGTTTACCCCACTGCCCATCAGAGCCGCCGGCCGGAGTCGAACCGGCGACCCGCTGCTTACAAGGCAGACGCTCTGGCCTGCTGAGCTACGGCGGCATCAGTGTCCGAGGCGGGACTTGAACCCGCACGACCCTTACGGGCCACCAGCACCTCAAGCTGGCGTGTATACCGGTTTCACCACCCGGACATGGAGCGTACTTGGAGCCCCGACCCCGGATCGAACGGGGGACCTGCCCCTTACGAGGGGGCCGCTCTACCGACTGAGCTATAGGGGCGGGACCTCCGCTATGTTATGTCGGAGGTGTATTACGATTGACCTGTGACACAGGAACACCCCGTAGCAATAGGAAACCGCACCGAAGCACGAGTGCTGGCTGCCTTGCTGGAGACGTACGACACAGTACTTCTGCCTTACGGCGGGAACTCCCGGTACGACCTCGCTATCGACACCCCGGAAGGATTCAAGCGAGTCCAGTGCAAGACCGGGAGGCTCCGTGGCGGGTCCGTCCGATTCAAGACATGTAGCTCGACTACGCGGCGGCCCAACGGGTGCATGAAGGACTATTCCGGAGATGCGGACCTGTTCGGGGTGTACTGCCCAGAGCTGAGGACTGTCTATCTGGTTCCTGTGGATGCCTGCGGTACCAGAGAAGCGTGGCTCAGGATCGACCCCACCCGGAACAACCAGGAATCCGGTGTCCGGCTGGCTAAGGATTACGAGCTGCTTGACTTCCGACGTCCTGCCGACTGAGCTACCGGGGCAGATGTTCCGGACGTCCGGAACGTGGCTGAGGTGCCTGGGATCGAACCAGGGAACTCCGGGTTCAGAGCCCGGCGAGTATGCCAACGTCCTCTACACCCCATCGGCGCTTTACGTCCGCCTGACGTACCGGTGGCCGGGGCGGGAGTCGAACCCGCGCTATCCCCGCTTTTGGGGCGGGACCTCTGCCAGTTGGGCTACTCGGCCCTTGTGCGCCGCCAGGGAGTCGAACCCCGAACCATCGGATTAAGAGTCCGCCGCTCTGCCATTGAGCTAGCGGCGCGAGACAGCCGGTGCAGGGAGGTCCGGTGGCAGCCTCGCCACCCTGCCTGGCCACGGCCTGCCAGCCGTTTGCACTTCGCCCAGGGGTTCAGCCTGGGTCAGTGCCCCGGAGCGGATGACGGGAGTCGAACCCGCAACAACCAGCTTGGAGGGCTGGTACCCGGCCAGTTGGGACTCATCCGCATTGTTACTACGTGGCCCCCGCAGGTATCGAGCCTGCCTTCTCCTAGTTTTCAGCCAGGCGCTAATCCGTCTCAGCTAGAGAGCCATGCCAGGGTTTCTCTGCCACCGCGAGCCGCCGGCGCGCTAGTCCGGCGTACTACCCTGCGCGGTCCTCACGTCGGGATGGTGCGAATCGGACACACGACTTCCCGGTCCCAGGCCGGGCGCTCTGCCACTGAGCTACACCCCGTCGTACTGGTCGTACTGGTCGGGCTGGCGAGACTTGAACTCGCGGCCCCCTGGCCCCCAGCCAGGTGCTCTCGCCGTACTGAGCTACAGCCCGTTGTCACTTGGTCGGGATGGCGGGACTCGAACCCGCGACCTCTACGTCCCGAACGTAGCGCGCTAGCCAAGCTGCGCCACATCCCGATGATTCACGTGAAACGTGGAGCCTGCGGGAATCGAACCCGCGACCTTCTCGGTGCGAATGAGCTGCGCCACCTAGCTGCGCCAAGGCCCCTGGAGTACGCCGACTCACCTGACCGGAAAATCCGCTTGGCTGCGGCTGACCGGGCTGGCGGGCGGGGGAAGACGATTGGAAACCTGATTCCCGCTTTGCCCTGGCCTTCGGGACATGCCACTGCCCGTCCAGCCAGTCCTGTGGAGCCTGCGGGAGTCGAACCCGCGACCTTCTCAATGCCATTGAGCTGCGCCACCTGCTGCGCCAAGGCCCCGTAGTGCCAGGGGACCAGGGTTTCCGCCTGGATCTCCTCCCTTGTCGGGCCGCCTCTCACTTGGGCTACCCCCTGGGCACGGTCTATCTGCGGCAGGGATCGGCTGTCCCTGCCTGTGATGCTCACGCTGTGGAGATGTCAATGACCGGCGAGCCGGCCGCAGTGACATGCGCCTGCCTCGGCTCTCGCCTTGGCTGACGGTCGCAGGGACTGAGAGGGTCGAACTCCCATTTGCCCGGTTTTGGAGACCGGGTGCCTATCCGCTGGCTAATCCCCTTGTGCAGTTGTGGCCCTGAAACCAGAAGAACCGCCCTTCCGGATCTCCGGGGGCGGTTCTGGGGTCTGACCCTCTCGGGCCTATCCAGGTTCCGCCTCGGTGTTCCGGCTAGCCTTCCTCCACGCGGGCAGCATGGCGATCGGGCAGGTGCGCCCGTCGTGCTGCTCTGAGAAGGCTAGGTACGTGGTCATGTCCTCAGTATGCGGCACGATCACGGAGTATGCAAACCTAATTTTCCGCGAGCTGTTTCCGGGGCGTCCTGGTAACCTGTCGTCCCAGGTACGGCCTCCGTCACCCGCCGGGGGAGCTGCCGCCGAGCAAGCCCGGCGCGGAGGCCGTACACATGACCAGACTGCTGCTGACCGGAGCCGGGGGCTTCGCCGGCCACCACTTCCTGGAGCACGTCCTGTCCGTCACGGACTGGGACGTGATCGCCACCGACTCGTTCCGCCATCGCGGCACCACCGACCGTATCTCCCAGGTGCTCGCCGGCGACCCCTGCCGGGGAACCTGCCCGCGCTGGGCCGACCGGACGTCTGTCCTGACCCACGACCTCACGGCCCCGTTCAGCGACCAGGCCATGGCCCGCATCGGCGGCGGGGGCGGCCTGGACTACCTGATCGGGATGGCCAGCGCCAGCCACGTCGACCGGTCCATCACCGGCCCGGTGGCCTTCTGCGAGAACAACTTCGCGGTCGCGCTCAACACCCTGGAGCTGGCCCGGCAGCTCAGGCCGAGGGCCGTGGTCATGATCTCCACGGACGAGGTGTACGGTCCCTGCCCGCCCGGCTACGGGCACCGGGAGTGGTCGCCCATCATGCCGAGCAACCCGTACGCGGCCAGCAAGGCGGCGCAGGAAGCGGTGTCAATTTCGTACTGGCGTACGTACGGGGTGCCGCTGATCATCACCAACACGATGAACCTGGTGGGCGAGCGCCAGCACCCGGAGAAGTTCATCCCCAAGACCCTGCACGCAGTCCTGACCGGGGGCGAGGCCGTCATCCACGGCACGCCGGGGAACATCGGCTCCCGTCACTACCTGCACGCCCGCAACATGGCCGATGCCGTGGTCTTCCTGCTGCGCTACGGCGAGCCCGTCCCGTTCGCGGCGCATGCCCGGCCCGGCCAGGAGTGGTCGCTGGCGCCCGACCGGTACAACATCGCCAGCGCCGACCGGATCGACAACCTGACCCTGGCGAAGATGATCGCGGAGGCGGCCGGGAAGCCGCTGCGGTACCGGCTGGAGGACTTCCACACCACCAGGCCGGGCCATGATCCCCACTACGGCCTGGACCCCGGCAAGATCGGGGCGCTCGGCTGGAAGCCGCCGGTCCCGTTCCGCGAGTCGCTGACCCGGACCGTGCACTGGACCATGGCCCATCCCGAATGGCTGGCCGGCTAGAAGCCGATGAACCGCTCCATCCGCCGCGCGCTGCCGATGTCCCAGGAGGAGGACAGCGACGACCCGGAAACCACGATGTCGGGCATCCAGAAGTCGTCGGCGGGCTCCTCGCCCGCGTCCGGCTGCCGTGCCGTGTCCTCGGCTGCACTCATGGTTACCTCCAGTGACCGGGTGGCTACTGCTCTGGGGGTCACGCTACCGCATGCCCGGCCGCCTGGCCAGGTGCCGTGAGCGGCTGGCTGGCCGCCGCCATCGGCCGCGCGAACCTGGCCGCGTGCTGGCAGCGGCGGCGCGACCGGGCCTGGTGGCGGGGGCGGTGCGAGGACTGCATCATCGCGGCCAAGGCGGCGTACCGGGCCGAGGTATCCGGGCGGGCGGCCCGGCCTGGCCGCTGTCCCGCCCACCGGTAGCCTGGCCGGATGACCATGGCGGTGGACAGCTCGCGGGTGCTGGTGGACGGCTCGCCCGGCAAGCCCGGTGACCCCGAGCTGTGGCTGGACGCCCAGTCGCTGGACCACTACGGCGGGCTCGACCCGGATCTGGTCCGGTTCGTCCTGGACGGGGGCGGGGGCGGACCCTGGATCGGCCGGCTCGTCCGGTTCCCCGCCTGGGGCGTGCCGGACGTCACCTACCTGGTCGTGTCCCGCAGGATGAGCCTGTTCAACCGGGGCGAGCCGTATTATGTCCTGGTACGCCGGGACGAGGGGAGCACGAGATGAGCCTGCCAGCAGTGGAGTCGCGCGGGGGAGAGCACCCCGACTGGGCGAACGCCCGGCCCGGTCAGGAGCTGCCTCAGCTCGCCAGGCCCGAGACCCACGACGACGAGTGCGAGGACGTGGCGCCGCTCCCGGCCCCGTGCCCCGGCCGCGTTCCCGGCTGCGGCGGCGACTGACCGGTGTCCCGCGCCACGATGATCGCTGACACCCTGCTCCTGGCCGCCAAGCTGGACCGGGACTGGCAGCGCCGGGTTCCCGAGGACGACCGCCGGTACACGCCGTGGATGCCGTTCTCCACGCCCGCGTTCATCTCGATGCTGGCCGAGGCGGCCCAGGGCCTGGCCGAGTACGGCATCCCCGGCAACTCCGGCGACATCCGGTTCCTGGAGGTCGGCTGCGGTCCCGGCCCGAAGATGCTGATCGCCCGCGACCTGTTCGGCATGGACGTGCGCGGCATCGACCGCAGCGACGAGTACACCGCCGCCGCCCGCTCGATCGGCCTGAACGCCAGCACCTGCGACGCCCTGAGCTACGGCTGCTACAACTGGGCGCACGTCACCTGGTTCAACCGGGTGGCCAGGGACGCGGACATCGAGGCCGATATCGAGGCCGTCGTGTGGCGCGGCATGATGCCGGGCTCCGTGGTCATGTGCGCGAACCTGGAGAACCGGCCGCCGGCGCCATGGCTGCCGGTGCTGGACGACTGGGAAGTACGGCGGGGGATCTGGCGCAAGCCCGACAGCCAGCCAGCCGCCTGGTAAGTTAACGGGAAGCGAACGAAGGCCGTAGCTGCCCCCTGGGGTACGGACGGGCCAGGCAGGTTCCCGTCCACTGCCCAGGACCCTGCCTGGCCTATGTCCCTCACGCGCCTCACGCTGATAACCTGAGACACAGCCGAGGTCTGTGGCCGCCTGAGCGGAGCCGGGAGCCGGGAAGTATCGCTCCCCCGGAAGGCCACCGCCTTGATCCAGGTCCAGTGCCCCGGCTGCATGACCCAGGTGTTCCTGGAGTGCACCTGCCCGCCGGGTCATATCGTCGCGACGGGTGATCACCACCCCGACTGCACGCACACAGACATCGACGCCAAGGTGGCCTGCCCGCCTGGCTCCGACTGCTGCGCCGAAGATCACGACCACGCCGCCATGGCGAACTCGTGCCACGGCAACCACGAGGACGTCGCCTGCCCCGAGCCGGCCGGGAAGTGCACGGTGTGGCGGGGCGCCATCGCTGACGCGCATCACCCGCTGTTCGAGCCGGGCTCCCACCCGCTGTTCTCCGGCAAGGAACCGCCGCCCTGCCCCGGCGGCCACTGCCACGCCAGCATCCCTGACTGCACGGTCTGCCGCCCGCTGATCATCACCATGCTGCCCGGCTCGGCCGAGGTCACGCTGGCCGGGCAGGTGGGCTGACATGGCGCAGACCGCGATCGACGCCACCCGCAGCTCGGGCATGCTCAACGCCAACCTCCCGACCGGCGCGTCCGGCGTCCCAGGCACCCAGCTCGCCGCCCTGAACGCGGGCGCGATGAAGCTCAAGCTGACGTCCACGGCCAGTACGGGGTCGGCGTCCGGCACCGAGCTGACCGGCACCGGCTACACCACGGGCGGCACCGCGTTCTCCACCCAGAGCACGGCCAGCTCGGCCGGCTCGAACGTGACCTGCCCGGCCACCACGGCGATCTCCTGGACGAACGGCTCGGGCGGCGCCTGGTCGATCGTGTCGCTGGAGATCACCGACGCGGCCCCGATCCGGGTCTGGTACGGCAACTGGAACGGCCAGCCCATCTCGGTCGCCAACGGAAACACGTTCCAGGTGGCGGCCAACGCGATCTCAGCGGGCGGGTTCTGAGGCGGGCGGGATGGCTAACACGGCCTACATGATCCTCAATTCCGGGTTCGGGAACGTCGGCCAGGCCCCGCCCAACGCCGTCATGTACGCCGATGTGCTCGTGAAGAACCCGCAGGACCAGGTGATCTACTCGCAGCCCTCGGGAGTGAGCGCCACGCTGACCTACGGCGACTCGTACACGACCATCACGGGCAAGCTGGCGGCCTCCATCCGGGCCACCCTGAATGACCCGGCCTTGCAGGTGGTGTTCCTGTGAGCTGGTATGACGGCGTTCCGCTCTCGTCCCTGTACGTCGGGCCGCCGCAGGACTACCCGGCAGCGGCAGCCGCCTCGTCCGCTGCCCAGTCCCTCGTCACGGGCGCGTCCGGCGGGTTCAGCCAGCCCTCCATCCCGGTCGGGTTCTTCCCGCTGGACAAGCAGGGCCGCGCGGTCGTCGGCCATTTCGGCGGCAAGGTCACCGGCCAGGCGACAGCCACCACGGCGACGTTCGCGATCGGCCTGGCCACCGCGTCCAACTCGATCGCCACGGGCGCGGTCACCCTGGTCACCCTGCCCGCCATCACGATCACCTCGCTGTCCAACGTCGGCTGGGAGATCGACTTCAAGGCCGTCATGCGCGGGGCCGGCTACGGCACGACCACCGTGGCCACCACCCTGGCCACGTCCGCTATCGCCAGCGTCGGGTCCAACCTCCAGGCCACTGCCGCGCCGAACATCGTGACCACGGTCGACGCCTCGGTCACTCAGTGGCTCTGGGCCTCGGTGACCTTCTCCACCGCCTCGGCCACGAACAGCGCAACCATGCAGTCCGCAATCGTGTACGGAGTCGCGTAATGGCAGGCACGACCAACTTCGGCCCGGTGACCGTCAACCCCGGACCGCGCACGTTCGGCCCGGTCAACCTGGCCAACACCGACACCATGCTCGACCTGACGATCGACCGGACAGTGGCGAACGGGTTCAACGCGACCCCGGCGGCCTCGGCCGAGATCGCGTTCGAGCAGAGCAACGACGGCGGCGCGACCTGGACCGAGATCTGCAACGCCACCTTCACCGGGGGCATCCAGACCGGTCACGGCGGCACCCAGCTCAACACGAACGACGTGGGCTCCAGCCTGTTCCCCGGTACCGGCCGCCAGGGACGGGCCATCGTGACGATCAGCGGGGCCGCCGTAGCCGTCGCCGGGTCGCTGGTCATCAGCTAGCACACCGGGACCTGACCGCCCGGAGGTGAGCAGGCGTTGGTCGCCTTCGATGCGGTAGGCCCGTCCAGCTCGGGCTTCTACAGCGCGACCTTTTCCGGGTCCGGCACGTTCTCGCACACCAACAACGGGAACGCGATCCTCGTCGGGGTCACCTGCGTCACCGGCACGACCAACCAGACCACCGGGGTCACCTACGGCGGGGTAGCCCTGTCGTTCATCGGCTACATCCCCTCGGACGGGCCGACAACCGGGTCCGGCGGCATCAGCGTCTACGGCAAGATCGGCGGCCTGCCCACCGGGGCGAACACCGTCTCGATCAGCTCGGGCGCGAGCACCGTCTGCGCCGCAGCTATCTCGTTCACCTCCGGCGGCACGTTCGGCACGGCGTTCACGGCGTTCGCCAACGCCGCCTCGGTCAGCACGACCGTCACCGGCACCACGTCCGGCGGCATGGTCGTGGCCATCGCCTGCTTCGGCGGCACCGGGCTGACCACGTTCATCCCGTCCAGCGGCGGCACGAGCCGGGTCAATGATCCGGGTGACTCCGGCGGCGGCGCCAACAACCTGGGCATCGCCACCTGGCCGTCGCCCGGCGGCAGCCAGGCAGCCGGGTTCTCCACGGGCGGGTCCGACTTCTGGGGCCTGGTCGCGGTAGAGGTCATCCCGCCCGCCGGGGGCGCGGCACCGGTCTCGCAGTTCCGGCGCGTTACCCGCATCTTCCGGTCCCGGCTCATCCAGGGCGCGTGGGTGCCGAGGATGACCCCGCCGGCCGCCGGTCCCGTCACCATCGCCGGGGCCGCGACCCTGGGCGGGGCCGGCAGCATCGACGCGGCCCTGGCCACCCAGCTCGCGGGCGCCACCCTGGCCGGGGACGCGAACCTGGACACCGCGCTGGTCACCCAGCTCGCGGGCACCACCCTGGGCGGCACCGGCTCCCTGGCCGCGAGCGTGACCCAGCGGGCGGGCACCACCCTCGGCGCGGCGGGCTCGCTCGGCAACCTCGACATCACCGGAGCCCCGGCTGCCCTGGCCGGCGCCGGCGCCCTGACCACGGCGGCTGCCCAGGGCTCATCTGCGACCCTGGGCGGGGCCGGGTCGCTGGCCTCGCTCGTCACCCAGGCCGCGACCGCCGTCCTGGCGGGCACCGGGTTGCTGAGCCCGAACGGGGCCATCGCCGGGGCCGCGACCCTGGGCGGGGCCGGGTCAGTCACCACGGCGGCGGCAGCGGGCGGGGTGCTCGGCGGCCAGGGCTCGGTCTCGGCCGGGGCGGCCATCGCGGCCCCCGGCACTCTCGGCGGGGCCGGGTCGCTGTCCACGTCCGGTACGACCGGCTCTGGCACGACGCTGGGGGCTACGGGCTCGCTATCGGCGGCGGTCACCCAGGGCACGGCCGGCACGACGCTGGGGGCGCACGGGTCGCTGTCGACGGCTGCTGTCCAGGGCGTGTCGGCCACCCTGTCCGGCACCGGTTCCCTGGCCTCCCTGGCAACCCAGCTAGCGGGCGCCGTGCTGGCCGCTGCGGGCTCGCTGGCCTCCCTGGCGGCACAAGGGTCGTCTGCGACCCTGGCCGCCGCAGGATCGCTCTCAGCGCCCGCTACCCAGGGCTCGTCGGTCACCCTGGGCGGGGCGGGATCGCTGACGGCTGCGGCGGGCGGCGCGGGGAACGGGTCGGCCACCCTGTCCGGTACCGGCACGCTGAACCCGCTCGTCACCCAGGGAGCGTCCGCGACCCTGACAGGCACCGGATCGCTGAGCACGGCGGCCACCCAGGGCTCGTCTGCGGTCCTGGCGGGGGCCGGCTCCCTGGCCGCGCCTGCTGCCCAGGGCTCGTCCGCCACCCTGTCCGGCACCGGATCGCTGACGGCTGCGGCAGGCGGGTCCGCGTCCGGGGCCGTCACCCTGGGCGGGGCCGGGTCGCTGAACCCGCTCGTCACCCAGGGGTCGTCCGCCACCCTGGCCGGCGCCGCCACGCTGGCCGCAGCCGCCGCGCAGCTCTCGTCCGCCACCCTGGCCGGCGCCGGGCTGCTGACGTCGCTGGCCACCATCCGGTCCCCCGCCACGCTGTCCGGAGCCGGCTCACTGGCCGCGCAGGGCGGGCCGGCCGGCTCAGCGGCCCTGAACGGGGCCGGCTCGCTGACCGCCACGGGCCTGGTCACCGCAGCCGGCTCAGCGGCCCTGGCAGCGGCCGGCTCACTGGCCGGTTCCGGCACCCAGCGGGTCATCACCACCCTGGCAGCGGCCGGCTCACTGGCCGCGAGCGTGACCCAGCGGGCCGGCGCGGCCCTGACCGGGGCCGGCTCGGTCGTGGCAGCCGCCATCACCCACCCGCCCCAGATCAAGGGCGGGTCCACCGGGTGGTCTGTCACCGAGCCGATGGCATCCCTGTCCGGGGTCGCCGGGACAGCCACCTCGGCGGCCGGGGTCACCCAGCCGAAGGCATCCTCGGCGTCGGCCGGGAAGGGGCCTGGGTCCAGCACCAGCTCGGTCACGGAGCCGATGACCTCCAGCTCCTCCGGCGTATCCTGATGGCAGGTCAGCCACCGTGCGTGCGGGGCCTCCGACATGAGGAGACCCGGTGACTGCGACTGTCTTCTACGACAACGCCAACGAGATCGCGCTGATCTCCAACACGTTCACCTCGGGCGGGAACCCGGCTGACCCCACCACCGTCTCGTGCATCGTGACCGAGCCGTCCGGGGCGTCCGTCACCCACACCTTCGCGGGGGCGCTGCCCGCCGACATCGTGAAGGTGACCACCGGCAAGTACACCCTGGCGGTGGCGTGCTCCCCGTCCGCGACCGGCATCGACGGCCTGTGGGGGTTCGAGTGGATCGGCACCGGGGCCGTTTCCGACGTCCAGCCGGGTACCTGGCGGGTGCTGCCGCCCAACATGAGCCAGGTGGCCTACATCGGGGCCGAGGAGTTCAAGGACCGGATGGGGATCACGGACAACTCCGAGGACTACTCCGTGCAGACCTCCATCCTGGCCGCCGCCGGGTGGATCAACGAGTACTGCGGCCGGCACTTCAACCGGGTGACCGAGACCCGCACCTACCAGCCGCACAACATCTGGCTGCTCGACGTGGACGACATCGTGCCCGGCACCCCGATCACGATCAATGTCGACCAGGACGGCGACGGGGTGTACGAGCAGCCGTGGACCCAGGGCACGGACTACCAGCTCCTGCTCGGCCCCGGCCGCTACAACATCAACACGACCGGGGTGATCAAGCCGTACCGGCAGGTCCAGGTCATCCAGAGCGGCAAGTGGCTGCCCTACACCTGGCCGTACACCCCGCTCAACCGGGTCCAGATCAACACCACGTGGGGGTGGTCGTCGGTGCCGTGGCAGGTGGCCGAGGCCAACCGCATCCTGGCCACGGACGAGTTCAAGATGAAGGACGCGCCTTTCGGCGTGGCCGGCGTCTCCGACCTCGGCGTGGTCCGCATCCAGTCCAACCCGTGGCTGGTGGAGAACCTGCGGCCCTTTATCAACTCCCGGCGGAAGGTAGGCGTATGACCAGCGGGAACTGCACTGTGTGGTGGTTCTGCGGATACGACGGGTTCGGCCGCGAAGTCTGGAGGCGACATGGCTAGGAACGTGCTGACGACCGCGAACTGCGGGGTCCTGGTACCGGTGGTCATCCCGAAAGCGGGAGCCGGGGGACGGGGCGGGCGCGGCCGGTGAACATCAAGATCCTGATCGAGCGGCGGCGGCTGATCATCCAGGCGGGCGGCTGGTCGCTGATCGACCTCGACCTGCTGACCCGGCTGAGCGTGACCGCCGTCCGGCCGGTCCAGGACATCCCCGGACACGATCCGCACGGCACCCTGGCCGCGCAGGTGGAGCAGGCCGACGAGCCCGCTCCCGGCTTCGGGTTCGCGGGCAGCTCGTCCCACATCGTCGCCCGCCACGTTCCGGACGTCCGGAAGGAGTAGCCGGTGTCAGCAGCGCCCAGGGCAGCGGCCCAGACCCCGAAGCAGCACGCGGCCAGCATCGGGAACCTGGTCAAGGCCCGCGCCGCGCAGCGCAGGTCCGGCGCGCTGCACCACCACACGGCGAAGCAGCAGGCCGCGTCCCGGCAGAACCTGGTCAAGGCCAGGTCCGCGCAGCGGGCCAGGCGCTCGGGCAAGACGTACAAGCCGGCCAAGAACGCCAAGGCCCCGTGCGGGGCGGCCGGGCTGCACTCCCTGCCGCTGTGCGCGGCGGTGGCCGTGGCCGCGTCCCTGGCGTGGGCCGGCGGGCCGGAGGCCGGCCACGGCCAGGTCTGGGAGCTGTACCAGCGCACCGGCCCCGGCCCGGTCGCGGACGTGCTGGAGGCCGTGGCCGAGCACGGGCTGGCCGGCTGGCGGCTGGCCTCGTTCGAGCCCGCCTGCCCGGACCTGTACTTCCCTGGCCTGGTGTACGGCATCCAGCTTTCCATCGGCTACCACGCCGTGCTCAGCACCCGCCACGGCATGCTGAGCTGGGGTATGGTGCTCCCGTTGCTGGGCACGCCGGAAGAGGCGTGGATTCTCGGATGGGAGGGACCTGATGCCGCAGCCCCGTGAGCTGACGTGCTCGAACTGCCAGGCGACGTTCCCGGTGGGCGGCTTCTGCCCGGCCTGCGGCCCGGTCCCGCTGCACGAGGCCGCCGCCGACAGCCCCGACCTGGAGGAGATCCTGCGGGCCAGCCAGGGCATCACCCCGGACACGGACGGCGCGATGCGGGCCATGGCCACCCTGCACGCCATGTGGCGGCGCGCATGGCGTGACACGGGGGAGTTCACCGAGGAAGAGACGTTCGAGCTGGTGCGGATCATGGTGGCGTCGGCATCGGGCGGGATCAGGTCGCTCGGGTGAACACCTCCCGGTGCGGGCACTGCTGGGGGACCGGCGCCGAGCCGTCCCCCGCCACGACGATCAGGCGGTGGTGCCGGGCGTGCCTGGGGCTGGGCTGGCTTCCCCGCTAGCCGGCAGGGCCTGCACCAGCCGGGCCAGGAACTCGGTCACCGACTCGCCGCTGCTGCCGTCGTAGTCATCGGTGACGAGGACGTGCAGGTAGCCGGCCGCGTCGGGGTAGTCCTCCCGCCAGTTGTCCCCGCCCCACACGCTGATGATGGCGTCTTCGAGCAGGGGGATCGTGGGGGCTGCCTGGCTGACGGGGACGTAGCGAACGCCGTCGATGACGACGGATTCAGGGCGGGCGCGGGTGCTCATAGCCCACCAGGGTAACCGGGCGCTATCCTGATCACGGCAGCGAGCCGGGAGGGTCCGGGCTCCGGGCCGGGACGACGAGAGCTACCGCCGTGCCCGATGACGCTGCCACCGAGCTGCGCTACCTCAAGGCCGAGCTGGCTTCCGTCCGCACGATGATCGCGCAGCACCAGCTCGAAACGCGGATCATCCACATGCGGATGCTGCGGATGGCGCCCATGCGGCACGGCTGGCTCCGGTACGTCGTCAAAGACCTGGAGACCAACCCGCGCACCCAGTACAAGGTGCATTTCTACGGCGCGATCTACTGGCTGGCCAACCTGCCGCTGGTCGTGCTGCTGTTCTTCCTCGCCCCCTCGCTGTGGCTCAAGCTGGGCGTCTTCATCACCCTCGTCTACTCGATCTACGCCAACTTCGCCACGGACTACGGCGGCATGAGCGCGGCCATGGCGTCGTTCGGTGACCGCCCGCTGCCCGAGATCCCGGCCGAGCCGCCGACGCGGACAATCGCGGACGATTCCGGACAGTCCCGGCCGGACAACCCCGGACAACCCGCCTGACCAGGAGGTACACACCGATGGACAAGAACTTTCGCGGCGGCGACAAGCAGAAGGGCTCATTCCGGGGCAGCACCGGCCTGGTGATCGGCCGGGGCGAGACCGGCACCGACCCGGACGGCCCCGAGTGCGGCGTCTGCTACGCCATCGGCGGCGGCGGCCACGGCGGGTTCTGCCCCAACGCCGGCAACCCGGACCCGGACACCTGGACCTCCGACGCCCCTCCCGGCTACGAGAAGCCGCTGCGGGAAGCGCACAGCCAGCATGAGTAAGCCGCTGCCCCCGCCCCTGTGCCCCTGGTACGCCCGGTGGGCCAGCACGGCGTGGACCTGGATCTCCTGGCCGTACCAGGCCAGGGTCCTGAAACGGCACGGCTTCACCCGGACCGGGTTCATGACCTACGAGCTGGGGCCGGAGGACGAGCATGCCTAGCGCCAGGATCAGCGGCCAGCGCGGGACGCTGGAGATGAACCGCGAGGTCATCCCGGTCCACTACATGTCCGACATCGACCCGAGCTGGACGCACACGGACAAGGCCGGGCACCGGCACCACTGCGAGTACGACGCCCCGGACCACTACCCCACCCTGATCCTGGTCACCGACTGCACGTACTGGTGCGAGAGCTGCCACGACGAGCACGACGACAGCCACCTGGAATGCCGCCAGTGCGGCGAGGAGATCCGGCCCGGCATGACCGGACCCGGCGTCAGGTACATCGCCGGCCTGGTCACCTACACGCTGGACGGGCAGGAGATCAGCGAGGAGCGGGCGAGGGAACTGATCGCGGAATGGCGGACGGATGGCTGACCTCACCGCGATCCGCAACGCCCTGGCCACCGCGATCACGAACGGGACCGGCCTGCGGGCGCAGGGCCAGGCCAGGGACCAGATCACCCCGCCCGTCGCCGTGGTGCTGCCCGGCCAGCCGCTGATCACCTACGGCGACACCATGGACAGCCCGGTCATGGGCTCTCCCGGCACCTTCCGTGGCGCGGTCACCCTCAGCCTGGTCGTGCTGCTGATCATGTCCGATGCCCCCATGGTCGAACAGGTCCAGCGGGCACTCGATACCTACCTCGGCGTGGGCAGTCCCGGCGTATCGGTGCCGGACGCGATCGAGGCAGACCAGACCCTGGCCGGCACCGCGCACTGGGTGCAGTCCGTATCCGCAGGCCGGTACGGGCGGCTGGAGTACTCCGGCGTGACCTACTTCGGGGCCGCCGTCAACGTGAGCATAGGAGCGCAGTAGATGACCACCCCCGCCCTGGACACCTGGACCGTTACCCGGCGGCGCATCCCGTGGGAGGCCGCATCCTCGCGAGGGGCCGTCCTGCCTCTCGGCCGTAACGTCTACCACGACAGCCGCAACCTGGCCTTCCCGTGGCAGCGCCAGGCCCGGACCCTGACCAGCCAGATGTGGACCCGGCACATCCCGATCCTGGATCAGGGGCAGGTCGGGAGCTGCACGGGGAATGCGGAGACCGGCGCGCTCGGCTGCGACCCGGACTTCGGCGCGCTGCCCGTCGCCTACGGACCCGGCGGCCACGAAGCGCTCAACGAGGCCCTGGCACTGAGGATCTACTCAGACGCCGAGTCCATCGACGGGGACGGGCCGTACCCGCCCAACGACAACGGGTCCACCGGGCCGAGCGCGGCCAAGGCGGCCATGAAGATGGGCCTGATCTCCGGGTACCTGCACTGCCTGTCCCTGGCCGACGTCCTGGACGCGCTGGAGGAGCACCCGGTCTGCATCGGGTCCAACTGGTACGACTCGATGGACCGCCCGGACAGCAACGGGCTGGTCTCCATCAGCTCCGGGGCGTCGATCCGGGGCGGCCACGAGTACCTGGCCAGGGGCAAGGACATGGACGCGCAGGTCGTCCACTTCGACAACTCCTGGGGCACCTCGTTCGGCGTCCAGGGCTCGTTCTCCTACTCGTTCGCCACCCTGGAGCGGCTGCTGGGCGAGCAGGGCGACGGCACGGTCTCGCTGCCGCTGACCGCCCCGGTGCCCACCCCGGTCCCGGTCCCGCCGAAGCCCGTCCCGGTGCCCGGCCAGGACCCGGCCGACGTGACCCTGCACCAGCAGACCATGGCCTGGACCCAGGAGCACCACGTCGGCCAGAACGCCGCCGTGGCCAGGGACCTCAAGCACTGGTTCACCGCCAAGGGTTTCTGATGCGCGTCCTGATCGTCCACCCCGGCCCGGACTTCTCGGTCCACGACGTCTACGCGGGCTGGTACGAAGCGCTCAAGGCGGCCGGGGTGGAAGTGGCCGGCTACAACCTCAACGACAGGCTCATCTTCTACTCCTCGGCCCTGCTCGACACGGGCGAGAAGGACGAGGAGGGCCACCAGATCGTCCGGCAGGCGATGACCCACGAGCAGGCGTGGGCCGCCGCCACCCAGGGCCTGACGCACGCCTGCTACACGTTCTGGCCGGATGTCATCCTGTTCGTCAGCGCGTTCTTCATGACCGCGCCGATCCTGATGACCCTGCGGCAGCGCGGCCACAAGCTGGTCGTGCTGCACACCGAGTCGCCGTACCAGGACGACGAGCAGCTTGTCCGGGGCAGCCTGGCGCATCTCAACCTGCTCAACGACCCGGTGAACCTGGCCCGGTTCCGGCAGGACGGCCCGGCCGAGTACATGCCGCACGCCTACCGGCCGGCCCAGCATCACCCGCGCTACGGCCCGGTCGACCCGGCCAAGGCGTCCGACCTGTGCTTCATCGGCACCGCGTTCAGGTCCAGGATCGAGTTCTTCGAGGCGATGGACCTGGCCGGGATCGACGTGCTGATCGGCGGGAACGACTGGGGCTCCATCTCGCCGGACTCCCCGCTGGCCCCGTTCGTCGGGTCCGGGCTGGGCAACCCCGATTGCGTCGACAACACCCAGGCGACGGACCTGTACCAGCATGCCAAGGCCGGCATCAACTTCTACCGGCGCGAGGCCGAGGTCACCTGGACCGGGGAAGCGTACGCGATGGGGCCGCGCGAGGTGGAGATGGCGGCGACGGGACTATTCTTCCTGCGCGACCCGCGCGGCGAGAGCGACGAGGTGTTCGGCGGTATCCTGCCCTCGTTCGACAGCCCGGCCGACGCCAGCGAGAAGCTGCGGTGGTGGCTCGCCCACGATGCCGAGCGGGAGGAAGCCGCCCGCAAGGCCAGGGCGGCCATCGCGGGCCGGACGTTCGCGGCCAACGTGCGCCGGTTCCTGGAGCTGGCGGACGAGCTGTAGGGCAGCGCAGCCGGGATGTGGGCTTAGAGGCAGCCATCATCTAAGGAGCGGGGCGGTCGCCTGCTGTGCGAGGGCACCTGCGGTGAGAGCAGGAACGCTGGCGCGCGGCAGGGCAAACGATCCTGGCCCCCTTGGCGTAACAGCACACCGGCCACACTGCCATACGGTGATCACGTGCCCCCCGTCGTGCCGGACTGCGACCGGCCGGACCACTGCCATACCCCGCCCGGCCCGGCCCCGGCCGCGTTCGTCTACACCTACTACTCGGAGCACTGCCTGTGGCCGTGCCCGCCCGAGCACGGGATGACACTGTGCGAGAGCTGCTGCGCGCTGACCCTGGAAACGGTCCGGCAGGGGGTGCCGGGCACGTGGTTCCCGGCACCGTCGAACCTGCGGGTGATCAGGGACGCCAACACGGGGGAGCCCGTCATCCCGGCCAGGACCCTGCCCGGCGGCCCGGTCATCCCCCGGTTCGCCGTGGTGATGACCGACGCGCACCTGTTCCCGCCGGCGGCCAGGGTGCTGGTGATCCTGGACTGCCCGCTCTAGGGCTGGCAGCAGGGCTGGACGTACCCGCAGGAAGGACACCGGTGCTTGGCGCCGAACGGCTCCAGGTCGGCCTCGCCGCACTGCGGGCACGGATCTTCCGGACGTCCGGAACTAGCCATGGCTGGTCAGGTGGTACCAGGGGGTGTCCGCGCACTGGTAGACCCGGCGCAGGCTCGCGCCCACGGACATCAGGTAATCGAGGCGGGCCTGGGCCATCTCGAAGGTGGCGAACCTGATCTTGCCGCAGGCCGGGCAGCGGGGCGGGCGTCCCCACTTCCGGTGCCGCCACGGCTTCGGCCTGCCGCGTACTCCCCGCACTGCTCACCTCCAGCCCGGTCCCTCGTGTTCCCCTGGTCCTAAGCGATCGTGAAGCAGAAGAACCCGAAGTTGTTCAGGTAGAACTCTGAGCCGTCCGAGTAGGGGTTGGGCGGCCCGAGATAGCCGTTCCAGTGGTTGTTCCTGAATGCGAGCTGCCCGGACCCGCATCCGCTGGTCTGCTCCGTGAACAGGGTTCCCCATCCGGCCGGACTGCACCCTGTGAGGCCCGTAGACGCATTACCAGCGTCATTGTTGGTGTCACCGATGCACTTATTGCTATTGCTGTTGACACCAGTGAACTCTAGCTGGACGTTGCCCCCGCCTGGGAAGAGGATGGTGAAGCGGTCGTTCGGGTCTGCACAGCTATGGTAGACCTTGACGGCCGGCCCGCCATTCCATGCATTGAGAGTGGCGTGGTTGCCGCTGTCCGGGTAATAGAAGCACGCGCCGCTGATGGCGTGTGCGGGCGTGCTGTGCACGGTCAGTACTCCGAGCAGCAGGAGTACCGAGCCGATGATCCCGGTGAATAGCCGCGCGGTACGCGGCATGCTGCCGATCTTCCTCACTGCATCATCTCCTCGATGACAGGCCAGCGGCCTGTCCGCTGGCCAGGGGGTGCCCGTGGCGGCCCGCCGGGGCTTGCCGCGCACCCTTCACCTCCCGTACGACCCTTCTAGCACGTCCTGGATGCTCATCTCGGTGCGGGGCACGTCCGGGCCGGCGTCGGCCGCGCGCCACAGTACCCAGTCTTCCGGTATGTCCTGCCCGCGCAGCCAGGTCCGCAGCTCGTGCTTGACGGTCCATGCCCGTGGCGGCTCGCGGGGGCACTCCAGCACGTAGACGTACGCGGACCTGGCCATCAGGAGAAGTTGACCTTGACCGCGCCGGCGGCGACCCGGAACGAGTTCCCGCCCTGGATGCGCAGGGACAGCAGGGCGTCCTCGCGGGCCTGCCTCGCGGCGGCAGCGGCACTGTCCCGGCGCGGGGGCATGTCCAGCTCCATCATCGCGGCCAGGCTGTCCAGCCCCTCATCCGACAGGGGGCCGTCGAAGGTCCCGGTGATGTCCAGGGACGCGTTCTTGAGCGAGGCGACGGCGGCCATGGCGCCCGAGGCAAGCACTGACCCGTCGTCGGGGAACGGGGGCCGGACGGGCAGGCCCTCGGTCGCCCGGACCACCGTCTCGGTCAGCGCGCGGATGCTCGCGGAGGCGGCTGCGATCCCGATGATGACCTCGCCCAGATACAGGACGACCTGCACTGAGTCCCTGCGCGGCCGGCTGAACGGGTGCTGCATGACCAGCTCGAACCGGTCCTCCGGCTCGGGGTCGGGTACCTCGCTGATGTGGTCTCCCTGGAGGATGATCATGGCCCCCAGGATAGGTTAGCCAGGCTGTCGTCGGCAGGTCCCTTGACACCATGGCGGGCTCGGCGCCCGCAGGCAGGCCCGGCGAAGGCCAGCAGGACCAGGCGCCCTACCGGGACCGTCCGGCACCGGCCGTACTTGCACAGCACGACGACCCGGTACCCGCGCGAGTTGAGCTGGACGGCGAGCAGGCCCCCGGCCGTGGACGCGCGGGGCAGGGACAGCACGGCGCCGAGGTCGCTCACCTCGTACCAGCCCGCGTAGCCAGGGGCCGGCAGCCACCGCTCCTCGTCCATGTATGAGGCCCGAACCGTGCTGGTCGATGGTGAGCGTACTGCCCCCTTTGCAGGTAGGGGCAGGCCGCTCCAGCACGGGCCGGGCCTCGCTGGATACCAGGGTAACCCGGCTATCGCCTGTTCATAAACTGCTGCCGTAACCTGGTGCGTAAGTTACCGCCGGAGCGCATAGCTACCGCTGCTGCTCGTACGGATGCAGAGCCGGCTCCTATTCACAGTCTGTGAAGGAGTCAGTACTTTGAGTCGCATCCACGGTCGCAACGGCGTGGCGTATGTCAGCGTCGACCCGATCGGCGGGGCCAACCCCGTCGCATCCCCCATGGCCTTCCTGTCGGACTGGTCCATCAACTTCACGGTGGCCAAGGTCGACGTCACCGCCATGACGGACTCGAACCTGATCTACGTCGCAGGTCTCCCTGACGCCTCGGGAGACTTCTCCGGCTTCTACGACACCGCCACCGCTCAGACGTACGTCGCGGCCACGGACGGACTCCCGAGGAACTTCTACCTCTACCCGTCCAACCAGGCCAGCCAGATGTCTCCTGTCCCGCAGTACTTCTGGGGCACCATCCTGCCGGACTACGCGCTGGCCGGAGGCGTCACGGCGGCTGTCTCGCTCAAGTCGACCTGGAACGCCGCCAGCAAGATCTCCAGGTACCCGGTCTACGGCCTGCCCGGTACCTGATCCCAGCTCGGCCAGGGCGTCTCAGCGGGTGTGGCGCCCTGGCCGGCTACACCCGCGACCACCCGCAAGAGGAGACAGCCATGTCACAGGACCAGGATCAGGCCCAGGACGCCGGTCTCGAAATCGACTACGACGCCGAGCTGGCCAGGCTCCAGCGCCTGTCCGGCACCATGCCACGGGGCAGCGAGGACGACGATGACGTCCGCCCGGCCGCAGTCATCGACGGCTCCGTGGTCGATGACGGCCGGACGGTCACCTTCAAGGGCCGCAAGTTCCGGATCGCGGACAAGATCGGCGCGATGCCGCTGCTCAAGTTCTCGATGTACGCCGACATGAGCGTGCAGGACGCCAAGGCCATGTCCGCCATGTACGCCATGCTCCGCGACTGCATCCACCCCGGCCAGCCCGGCTGCGGCCAGTGCGAGAAGTGCGCCCCGGAGCGGTGCGGCCAGTGCGCGGCCTGCCTGCGGGTGGAGCGCGGCGCGGAACCGGACGCCTCGCCCTGCACGGTGAACGAGCCCGACCAGACCCTGTGCGCGGACTACGACCCCGGCGACTGGAAGATCTTCGAGGAGCACGCGATCGACACCCGCGCCGACGCCGAGGAGCTGCTGGACGTCATCTCCCAGACCACGGAGATCATCGCCGGGCGCCCTACCAGGCCGTCGCCCTCCTCCTCGGGTGGACGACGCGCAATCTCGGGCGGCTCGACGGCACGCTCATCCGGCAAACGGGCCAGGGGATCGAGGCGCTGACCCCGCGCCAGCTATGCAACGTCGCCTACTCGATCCAGGCCGAGGGGAGGGACGAGAAGCAACTGGAGGAGCTGGACATCCTGCTCGGGATCATCGAGGACCCGGCGGCTGAGGCGAAAGAGGCGCTGCGGGCGCACCAGGAGGCGATGGGCATGCGGTTCGCGAACCCGGACGAGGTGGTGGCCGCTCCCGACGACCCCTCCGGCACGCCCGCCTGGATGCTGCGGGACGAGGAGCTGTAGCCGTGGAGGACATCAAGATCACCTGGAGCCCGGCGGCGCTGGACGGCCTGTTCAAGAACGCGGACAGCCCCCTCGCCCGGATGCTGATGGAGATGTCCGAGGAGGTGGCGACGACCGCCCGGCGGCTGGTCCCCGTCCGCACGCTGGACCGCAGGGACCGCCGCCGCCGGGCCGGCGCCAACAGCACCGCCCAGGCGGTCGGCTTCACCAAGGCGAGCATCCGGCCGCACCTGGGCCGGGGCGTGCTGACCGGCGAGCTGTACGGCGGGGTCAACGCGGCCGGTAACGCGGGCATCTTCCTGGAGTACCCGGCCAGCCAGATGGAGCACGCCTACCCGTTCCTCACCACGGCGCTCGACACCCTGGTGGCGAGGTTCTGATGCCCAAGGTTCTCGCTGACGTCGCGGTCGTCATCAATCCCGCGACAGTCGGGTTCCGGCAGAAGGCCGACGCCCTGCTGCGGCGCGACCTGGCCGGGTTCAAGCCGAAGATCCAGCTCGGCGTGGACACCAAGGACTCGGCCAAGGCGGTGGCCGACCTCAAGGGCCGGATGGAGGCGATGCGGGACACGCTGGCCAAGATGCGGGCCGACGTCACCACCAAGGCCGCCGAGGCCAAGATCGCCGCCCTCCAGGCCAGGCTCTCCGCGCTGATCCGGTCCAGCACCAACATCACGATGGGCGTCGACACCAAGAAAGTGGACGCCGCCATCGCGCGGGAGATAGCCCAGGCCAAGAAACTCCGGCAGCAACTGAGCGACCAGCAGATCGACGCGGACTCGGCCAGGGCGATAGCCAAGATCTCGGCCCTGCAAGCCGAGTCGTTCCACCTGAACGAGTCGCTGTCCAAGCTGACCGCCAACGTGGACATCCGCAAGGCCGAGGACCGGATCAGGGCCATCGACGCCGAGCTGCGGGTGCTCAACTCCGACGCCCGGACGATCCAGCTCAAGGCGGAACGGGGCAACCTGCAATCGGCCCTGGCCGTGTCCGAGGCCGAGATCCTGCGGCTGCGGCGCGAGGCGGCCGATATCTCCCTGGGCAAGAACGTCGACACGGCCAAGCTGCTCGGCGCGGAGTCCGCGCTGCTGGGCATCGAGTCGGTGGTGGAGAAGCTGGGGTCGAAGGACTCCCCCATCGCCAACACGGCCATGAACGCGTTCTTCCGCAGCACCAAGTCGGGCACCACGGCGGCGGCGGCCGGCTGGCGCCTGCTCACCGGCCACATCACCCTGTTCGGCGGCGTGCTCAACACGATCCTGCCCAAGATGTTCACCTCCGTGGCGGTGTGGCACCTGCTGGCCGACGCGGTGATCGAGCTGATCGCGGTGTGGGTGCCCGCCGCCATCGCCGTGGCCGCCTTCGGCGTGGCCGGGGCCGACGCGGCCACGGACATCTTCAAGCGGATGCAGGCCGTCCACACCGTGATGACCGCCACCGGCCAGGCGGTCCCGCCGCTGACCAACAGCTTCAAGAGCCTCCAGGAAGCGGTGCGGCCCGAGGTCTACCAGCTATTCGGTGACGCGCTGCTGATCATGAACAAGCGGGGCGGGGCGTTCAACCAGATCGCCACCGGCACCGGCCACGTGCTCGACCAGCTCGCCGCCCGGTTCGTGGTCGCCGTCACCACCGGCTCCGGGGTCAACAAGTTCATGCAGCACGCCGTGGACGACGTGCAGAAGCTGGGCGATTCCTTCGCCGCCTTCGGCTCCATCTTCGCCTCGGTGTTCCGGGCCGTGCCCGGCTACGCGGAGATCCTGCTGACGGTGGGCAACGCCATCCTGCACGTCATCGCGGCCTTCGCCAACTTCGCTGAGCCGGTCATCGCGGCGGGCCTGCTGCTGCACGGGTTCTTCATCTACGGCGGCCTCGCGGTCACCATGAGCCTCGGCCTGGTGGCCGGGATCGTCAAGCTGGCGGGCGCGTTCACCAAGTTCAACGAGGCCATCACCCTGGTCGGCTACAACGCCCTCAAGTCGTTCGCCCTGAGCATGGTCGGCGTCATCAAGCTGGCGATCGGCTGGACGGTAGCCATGTTCTCCCTGGCCGCGTCCGATGGCGTGGCCGCCGCGTCGATGTACGCCCTGTCCCAGGCGGCAACCCTGCTGAGCAAGGTCCCGGTCATCTTCTGGGTCACCCTGGTCGCCTCGGCCATCGCCGGGCTGGTCATCTTGCTGCGCAGCTCGCACAACGCCACCCAGGACTTCGCTGACGGGCTCCAGAAGACGATCCAGGCGGCGTCGGGGGCGCAGCTCCTGCCCACCCTCATGGCGGCCCAGGCGTCCAACGCGTCCCGGCTGGCCAAGGCGCAGTCCGAGCTGGCGAACACCACCAAGTACCTCACCGTCCAGAACATCCGCACCGGCCAGTCGATGACGGTCGTGTCGGGGGCGTGGAACGCGGCCAAGTCCGCCGTCGACATTCTCAGGAACTCGCAGAGCCAGCTCGGGGACCAGTACCGGCTGGTGGCCGGCCGGGTGGGCATCCTGGCCAAGACCTACGGCGGGAACACCCAGGCCCTCGGCGCGCTGAACGCGGCCGGGATCACCACCCAGCAGCTCCTGACCAAGGGCAGCGCCGCGTGGGCCGTCATCAAGGTCCAGGTGGCGGCCACCACGGCGGCGTACCAGGCGATGGGCACCCAGGCGGGGACGCTCGGCAACGACCTGGACGTGCTCGGCCGCACGGTTACCGACGAGTACCAGGCCATCTCGAAGCTGAACCAGGCGTGGGGCTCGTTCATCAGCGACGTGACCGGCACCCAGGGCGCGTTCGACACCGTGGCACAGGGCTTCAAAACCCTGTCGGACCACAGCGGCAAGCTGACCTTCTCCCTGGGCAAGCTCAAGGTCAAGTACGCCGACGCCCACGCCGCCATCGACTCGCTGACCCCGGCCGGCATCGCGCTCAACCAGGCGTTCGGGGATCAGGTCCAGAACGTGGACAAGCTGTTCGCGAGCTGGCGGACGGCGGGCATCGCCAACAACCTGTTCACCGAGGGGGTCAAGGCCGCCATCCAGCCCATGGTCAAGTACGCCAGGGGCAGCCAGGAGGCCACCGCCCAGCTCGTGGCCCTGGCCCAGGAGGCCGGGTACCAGGGACCGATCTCGATGCAGGCCCTGACCAAGTGGCTGGGCAACGCGCACGGCTCGACCCAGCGGCTCAAGGACATCACCAACCAGGCGACCACCCAGGAAGCGCTGCTCACCGGGGCGATGCAGGCGCAGGGCAGCTACATCGCCAACCAGCTCCTCAACGACATCAACAACGCGATCCTCAAGTACAACGGCGTGCGGGACGCGGCTGCCGCGTACGGCCGGGCCGTGGCCCAGTCCGGCCGGGACTCCGACGCCGCGCACCAGGCCCGCAACCGCCTGATCACCGACCTCGTGCTGTCCGGCCGGGCGGCGGACCAGTCCAAGGGCCAGATCGCGGCCATGATCACCAAGGTGCTCGGCATCCCGCCCAAGGAAGCCATGCAGATCATCATGACCGGTGACGGGTCGTTCAGGATCACCACCGGCACCGGCCAGGCGCCCGGCACGCACACGGCGGCGGGCCGTGGCAGCGGCGGGCTCGCGGCGGGCGGGTTCATCGATATGGGCACCGGTCCCACCGCCGACGACGTGCCGATCATGGCGTCCAAGGGCGAGTACGTGGTCCAGGCCAAGGCCGTGAACAAGTACGGCAAGCAGACCATGGACAAGATCAACGCCGGGGCCTACGCGCGGGGCGGGCTGATCCCCGGCTACGCCTCGGGCGGCGTCCTCCTGCCGCACGTCGCCAACATGATCCCGACCGGGGACACCTCGGTGCTGACCGGTCAGTACGCGGTCGGCCAGCACGAGACCTTCCGGCAGACGATGCTCAACTCGTTCATCTCCCAGATGCGGGCCGAGCTGTCCAGGCAGAAGGCGGCGGCCCAGGCGGGCCTGTCCCAGCAGGTCGGCAACGTCGGCTCCGGGGTGGCCCGCTGGGCCGGGCTGGTCCTCCAGGCACTCGCGATGGAAGGGCTCCCCGCCTCGTACCTGCACTACGTCCTGTACCAGATGCAGACCGAATCGGGAGGCAACCCCAACGCGATCAATAACTGGGATTCGAACGCAGCAGCGGGAGATCCGTCTCGCGGACTGATGCAGACGATCATGAGTACGTTTTTGGCCTACCACTGGCCAGGAACCAGTTTCAATATCTACGATCCGCTGGCCAACATCGCGGCTGCGCTCAACTACGGGGCGCACAACGGGCGCGGGTTCGGTACCGGTGCCGGCCAGATCGGCAGCGGCCACGGGTACGCGGCGGGCGGCCTCATCGGCGGGCTGGCGTCGGGCGGCTCGGTCACCGCCTGGCACTCCAAGATCAAGGCCGCGCAGGCCCGCGAGTACCAGGACTACATGGGCTTCCGCAAGGCCGAGCTGGCCAGCCTCAAGGCCGCCAGGCCCGGCTCGTACCTGTCCGGGCACAAGTCGACCATCACGGGCGAGCTGGGCACCCTGGCCAAGCGGCAGTCGGCCGAGGAGGCCGCCTACGACGCGGTGTTCCACAAGGGCGGCACCAAGACTGTCATGAGCCACCTCAACTCCACGCTCAGGGCGCTGATGACCACCACGCGGGACAAGGGCCTGTCCTACTCCGGGCCGGGCGGCCACCCCGGCTGGCTGCACGAGATCCAGCACCAGGTCACCGCGCTGGAGAAAATCGCCACCGGCCCCGTCCCGGCCGGGGCAGCCGTCCCCGTCCGGGGGCCGAAGCTGACCCAGGCCGCGTTCATGGCGAAGCTCAAGGCGCTCCAGCGGGCCGAGTACCACGACTACATCGGCCTGGAGAACGCCTTCAAGACCGGTCTCCGGCACCCGGCCAAGGGCTCGTGGCTGTACGTCCACCGGGGCCAGATCGCCAAGGACATGGCGAATCTCAAGAGGCTCAAGTCC